TTCTTTCTTGGCGAGCTTGGCTGCATCTGTGCAGCGGCTGTTAGAGAAGAAAGATGTGCCGGTCATCACAAAGGCGTAGTCCTCTGTAGGCGGGAACTCTTGGTACATGAGGCTTTCGTCCTTGATGCCTTCGTGCATCTTCCAGCGCCACCAAGCCATCTGGCGTGAGTTGACCTCAAAGCCGTAGAGCTTCTTGATGTCCTTGACCCATTCCTTCTCTTCACCTGAGAGCTTGCCATCCCAGTACACTTTGTAGATGTTGCTCTCTGGGTCAACGGTGTAGTACTCGTTACGCCACCAGCCGCAGAAGATGGCCCTCTGTGTACGGGCGCTCTTGGCGGTCTTGTACATATCGTGGAAGATGTTGAAACCCTGGGCTGTACTCTCAAACATATACAGGCGTTCAGGGTTACGCTCTGCAAGAGAGGCAATCAAGGAGGCTATACCTTCTTCGTTGCCGTAGGAAGCAGTCTCTGTACTGTGCAGGTAAGTGATAGCCTTACCCTGCCCCAGACGAGATTTATTTCCCGCAATTTGGTAGAACAACCTGCTTCTGTTTTTGAGAACCATCTGGTTGCGGTTATGGGCCACCAGCGGAATCTTGAACTCTTTTGGTAGCCCTTCCATGTACATCGCAAGAGTACTCCGGAACATATCCCGGTTTTCCTCTGTATCTGCCACCAGCGTTCCCTGCCATCCAGGGTGCGTAAACTGCCAGTACAAGTCCAGGGCCAGCGAGATAGTGGTAATGCCAAGTTGCCTCCCCTTTAAGATGACAAAGAAGTGGACATCCTCGTCCAGCCCCTTCTTAATCTCGTTCATCACATACGTCTGAGTCCCCAGAAGGTTACCCATCTTCTTCAAGCCCTCCTCCTTTGTCTCAATCTTGAGTTCAGAGCAAAACTTGTAAAACTGTTTCAGGTCAAAGTTCATCTACATTCCAGTTGGCAATCGCCTCTGACGCATCCCGACTACGGGCACAGTTTATTAACTCACGGTAGAAGATGGCGGAATACTTGTCCTCCCACTCTGCCACCAAAAGTCTCTTCGCCTTAGGGCTAATGCAAGACAGGGCGCGTTGCATTTCCCTCTTCAGACGCAATCGAGATTCGTACAACTGCGTCTGCATATCCTTGTCTGTATCCATAGTCCATAGCCTCATTCACCACATTCACCGTATTCACCTGGTACTGATGCAACAAATGACTCAGCGTTACGCACATCAAGCGCAACTCATCCTCATCTGCCCACAACCAGTTATTACCCATCTACGCAGTCCTCCAGACTCTGATGACATCACCCTCTGTCTTTGCCATGAACCTCAACCCCAACCGCCTACCAGCCCTGTAGTTGGCATTCAACACCTTTGCCCTGGCCTCTATAGGCACAACAAACGAATCCCCTACATCCATCTCCTCATAAGGGTAGGCATACACCACCCTAGCCTTAGGCATCCCAATACCACGCTCTAACCCAATCTCTTGTATCGCCATGTCTACCCCTCTACAGATAACCCAATACTACACCTAATTCCAGAAAACATGAAATTTTTTATGGGGAGGGGGATGTGGGGGGCACGCCCTCTAGCATATCCAAACCCATCTCACTGGCCACTCTGCTTGCGTCTTGCGTGATGATTCTCTGTCAGTCACCCAACCCAAGTCAGACAGCTATGGTGAGCAGTGAGCAGTCAGACTGGTGATGACAGTCAGACAGTCAGACCCCATACATAAGTGTAGGGAACGGAGGGTGACAGTCACATACACTTGTGTATTGACCGACAACAAACCATAGACACATATAGACACACACACTAGAAGTCTATTTATCTGATAGACTCTAGACTATATAGTCAATACCTATGGCATAGCTTTTGACTATCGAGTGTAGGTTTCTGATAAAAACAATTGTGTAGAATCAATCACACAAGCTAATCATCTACACATATAATAGAGTCACTGTCTAATGTCAGACAGCATTAAATCGAGTGAGGTTTCACAATGTCTCAAGTCTATCAAGATGTCACTGACAGCATCATTAAGCAATTAGAGAATGGCGCCGTTCCATGGGTTAAGCCTTGGAAAGCTGATTCCACTGCTGACAAGAACATCATCAGCCAAAAGGCTTATCAGGGTATCAATCGTTTGATTCTTGGCATGTCAAGCATGGCACAAGGGTTTGACAATCCAGCATGGGCCTCATACAAACAATGGGAATCATTGGGGGCTAATGTTCGCAAGGGTGAAAAGGGCACTCGCATTGTGTTTTTCTCACCCATTACAAAAGAAAACAAGACAACAGGCGAGACGGAGCAGTATGCGGTCTTGAAAGCCTATACAGTCTTCAATGCTGCTCAGATTGAGGGTTTGGAAATAGTAGCTGCTAAGCCTGTAGAAGCTGCTCCATTCACTGCTAATCAGCTTGCTGAAGACCGCATTGTCAAGACCGGTGCTGCTATCAGTCACGGCGGTGATGCTGCTTTCTATGCGCCCTCAGTTGATCGTATCCAGTTGCCACACAAAGCATCTTTTGATTGTGAATCATCCTACTATGCAACAGCTTTCCATGAGTTGACTCATTGGGCTGGTGCTGAGTCAAGACTTGACCGGACTAAAGGCAAACGATTCGCTGACCCGGCTTATGCTTTTGAAGAGCTTGTCGCTGAGATGGGTGCAGCTTTCCTGTGTCAAGACTATGGCATTCAGGGTGAGCTACGTCATGCTGGATATATTCAGTCTTGGCTCAAGGCCTGTCGTGATGACAACAGAGCCATCTTTAAAGCTGCTGCCCTTGCTCAGAAAGCTGCTGATTACATCAACTCTTTGGATGCTACTGCAATGGCTATAGCAGCTTGATTGTCAACTGCTAGGCTAGTGACAGTGGCCTAGTGGATTGTCAATCCCGACAGTCTTAACCTAAAGGATGTTCCTATGTCTCTCGCTATGTCTGAAACCTTGACCGCATTTTGTGACCAGCATGATTTGTATGAGTACAGCATGATGCACATTGTCACCATGCCGGACGGGTATACGTTTATCACTGAGTCTGTCGAATTGGCTAATCGTATGTTGCGCGAACACGGCGCACAAACCCGTCAAATTGTCGAATTGGGAGAGTAACCATGAAACACGATAACAACCCCTCACGCGCCCACATCTATCCCCCTTTAGATGGCCCCCATACGCGCGAGAACCCTTATGACTGGGTAATGATCTGCTTTGCATGGGTAGCAGGGTTTATGACCTGTTACCTATACTTGACAAATTAGTAAGGGCTTGACAAACCCCAGAAGGGTTTGATACAGTCGCCCCTGTTGTCGTGATAGCCAACAGGTTAAAGCCGTTTACTCATGCGTCTGTGGTCAATGAAAAAAGACCGCTATCACCGGACGCAGTAGTAAGCGGCTTTTTCGTTGGCAGTCACAAAACACGGGGGTATCACCCGCCCCTTGTAAATGTTGAAGCGACAGATACAGATAAACGTAACGCACTGGCCTTGTGTCTCCTGGGTGAGCATCCCTCGGGGCAGCGACAAGTTGGGCTTGACAAGAGTGCTGCACTCAAGTCAGGTAGTTTAGATAAACGAGAGCTTCTATCCCTGTGGATAACACTGTGGATAACTTACCCACAGGCACGTGCCTCGGGTGAATACTCTATGCGAGTTTGAAATTGAATGAAAGAAAGGAAGTTACCCAATGACCCTGGAACAAGCAAGAAAGATATTGGCACAGCAGCGGGAAGGCCTGGTAAGGTATCACCCCATCACCATCACCCGCGCACTCATACTCACAGGAGACTTACCATGTCAACAGTAACAGGATGGCGCAAACGCCAGATTGCTGATGAAATCCATTCGTGCAGTTACTACTGCGACCGCCCTGAGTGCATAAAAGCACAGCGAGATGAACTGCGAGATAAATTAGTACAGCCAAAACCTATGGCTTGCACTCACGAATGGATTGACGCTACCACCACAAAACCGCAGTGGCACTGTGCTAAGTGCGGCGTTGAATATAAAAAGGAGCAGCCATGAAACGACCTCTTGAGCAAGATTACGCAAGCCTTGTTGCGTACACTCGTGCGCTTGAGCAGTACTGTGATGCTTTGAACATGACTACGTTGGAAGGTACGCCAATAAACTGGAACAAGGCCATTACCGAAATCAAAGAAGCCTTGGCACAGCCACCACAGCGCACATGGGTAGGGATTGAGCAATCTGATATGCCTTCTGACCCTGACCCAATGTATGACCACGAATATTTCATTGCTGGAATGGTTTATGCAAACTACGTTTTGAAG